TCGGTATTTTTGGTTACTCATTCCTTTTTGAGAATCAAGACAAAATAGAGGCAGTCAAAGTTGATGGTGTTGATCCGTCGATGGAGACTATTGCTTCTGGTGACTATAGTTTGGCACGACCCTTATTTCTGTATGTGAAGAATGCTCATCGTAAGTTCGTCACAGACATGAATGCCTTTCTGGAGGAATACACTTCTAAAGATGCGCTCGGCAAGGGCGGATACCTAGAAGAGAGGGGCTTAGTTGTAAAGGACAAGTAATATGGACAAGGTTGAAAGAAGCTGGGGGAGCTGGTCTGTTATTCAGACTGGCTCCTACTACAAGATAAAACAGTTGGTCATCAAACCTCATCAATCCATCAGCAAGCAATATCACCTACACAGATCAGAGACATGGTGTATCGTTCAAGGCATTGGTAAGATGATCATCGAAGGCAACACATTTAACATTCGAAGAGGAGACTCGTTCACAGTGAACCCCGGCGAGTGGCATCAAGTTATCAACACCGGCAACTCAGAAGACATCATTGCCATCGAGGTTCAAATGGGTGACTATTGTGAAGAGGACGATATTGTGAGAGAGGATCAATGAAAAAGTGGGATAGCATAGACAGCAGCATACTCAAATCGCTGCCCAACGCAGCAAAGGGATACGAACAGAAGATCGTTATTCCTGAGTTCACATTTCTAGGAGTTCATAACCAGCCAGACTTTGGTGTGATCACGATCTGGTTTTATGGCGACGACAAAACCATCGAACTGAAAAGTCTAAAGGAGTATATTTTCCAGTATCGCGATACCGTGATTTCTTACGAAAGATGCTTGGATGTGCTTTACAAACAGCTAAAAGCAGTGTATAATCCAACAAGAATCAGGATAGAAATCGAGTTCCGCCCGCGTGGTGGAATAAGTTCCAAAATGACGGTTGATAGCGATTGGGGTCATCTCGGAGGAACGGATGAGCAGTGGAAATACCACAAATGAGTTCGTGAAGATTGACGCATTCATTCCTATCTTTGACGACAAGTTGAAGAGACATAAAAACCGACTAAAAGAACTTCCTTCTCGCAAAACCTAAGAAAGAACGAGACCGAAAAGCTATCAAAGCGCTGATCAAGGAATGTAAAAGTTTACGTGATGTGGTCAAAAAAGCGCGCAAGATCAAGAAGACTTGCCCCAACTGTGGGCATGAGTTGGAATAAATAGTTGCGGCACGAACGAGATTGTTCTGCCAAAGCATAAGGGAGAAACCTATGATAAACGAAGATTTGCGAGATGCCTTGAAGGCACTCGATAATGAATATGCGGCAATCGCAGAAGATGGAATAGCAGCGGGTGATGTTACCGGTTACGTTGATACGGGATCATACGCTTTGAACGCACTTCTATCAGGTTCGATCTATGGCGGAATACCTGCCAACAAAGTCACCGCACTTGCCGGAGAACCATCCACAGGCAAAACCTATTACGCAATCAACATAGTTAGAGATTTCTTGAATGCCAACGAAAAGGGCGGTGTGGTATTTTTTGAATCTGAATCTGCTATCTCAAAGGAGATGCTTGTGGATCGAGGCGTCGATGCCAGCCGAGTCTTGATCGTTCCTGTTGCCACGATTCAGGAGTTTAGAACACAAGCCGTGAAGTTTCTGGACTACTATACGGAACTCAAAGAGAAGAAACCTATGTTGATGGTTCTTGACTCACTTGGCAACCTATCAACAGAGAAAGAGATCGGAGACATTGCTGCTGGTAAGGATACTCGCGACATGACTCGTGCCCAACTTATTCGTGGCGCGTTTCGTGTTCTGACTCTCAAGCTTGGCAAAGCCAATGTTCCACTGATCGTAACCAATCACGTCTATGATGTTGTTGGTTCGTATGTGCCCATGAAAAAGATGGGTGGTGGTTCTGGTCTAGAGTATGCGGCATCAACCATCGTGTTTCTTAGCAAGAAGAAAATCAAGGATGCCGACAAGCAAGTGAGTGGTGTTGTTATCACTGCGGTTCTAAAGAAGGCAAGGTTGACCATCGAGAACAAGCAAGTGGAGACAGCACTTGACTATACGCGCGGGCTCGATCCCTACTATGGATTGCTACACTTGGCAGAGAAGTTCGGCATCGTCAAGAAGGTATCGACGCGCTACGAGTTCCCTGATGGAACCAAGGCATTTGAAAAGACTATCAACAACGATCCAGAGAAGTATTTCACGCAGGAAATCCTAGATCGAATCGATGAGAGTTGTAAAGGTGAGTTCCTGTATGGTAAGACCAATGTTATGAATGTGGAGGAAGCAGCATGATCGACGCGCTTTTCATATCACTAACGCTATGGCTCATCATCTTCAAGATGGTTGGAATCATTTCTTGGTCGTGGTTCTGGGTATTCAGTCCGTTGTACGTGCTGGCAGCACTCATCGTTCTGGTAGTTGCTGCCGCTTGGATTTTCCCAGAATACTTTGAAGCATTGAAAGGATGACGTAATGATTGTAAATGAGGATTACAGGTTTCGTGACGATCTAGCAAAAGAAGAGATCGACACGGTGCCGATTGAGTTGTTGACTGGTCCATTCAAAGGTGTTATACTACGTTATACTCGTGTGGCAGTTCAGGAAGGTTTCCATGATGCCCGACTGATGTTTGAATATGATATACTCAAAATGCCGGGAGATTTCTCTCAGCCCGGACTAAGAAAGAACAAGATGTTCGAAGAGACCATCGGACTCATACTAAACGCAATGATATTGGAGGTAGTAGACTCGGATGAACACGGAACTGGTGATACTCAAAAACCTAATCAAGAATGAGGATTACGTCAAAAGCGTTCTCCCGTTTATCAAGCCTGAGTATTTCCAACAGGAGGCAGATCGCGTTCTATTCACTGCTATCAAGGATTACATTGTAGAGTACAACAAGAGACCGACAACCGTTACCCTCGCGCTAGAGATCAGCAATAAGAAAGGTCTGCGCGAGGAAACGGTGAAGATCGTCACCAAAACCTTAAACACAATCAAAGACAGTGAGGAAGTAGACAACCTCGAATGGTTGAAAACCAAGACCGAGGAGTTCTGCCAAGACAAGGCACTTTACAATGCGATCATGGAATCGATCAACATCATTCAGAATGAAAAGAGCAAGTTATCGAAGGGCGCGATTCCGTCTTTACTTTCTGATGCCCTTGCTATTTCTTTCGATCCTTATATCGGTCATAACTTTTTAGAAAACGCGGACGACAGATACGACTATTACCATCGCAAGGAAGAACGCATTCCTCTTGATCTGGAATACTTCAATGCGATGACTAAGAACGGTTTGCCAAAAAGAACACTTACGGTCTGTATGGCAGGACCTAATGTCGGCAAGTCATTATGGATGACGCACACTGCCGCACACTTTTTGAACATCGGTAAGGATGTTCTTTACATCACAATGGAAATGCGAGAGGAAGAAATAGCAAAGCGAATAGACTGTAACCTGTTGAACATTACATTTGACGACCTCGATGCCTTGCCCAAGCAAATATATAAGAACAAGATCGACAAACTAAGAAACAAAACAACGGGCACACTCATCATCAAGGAATACCCAAGTGGCAGCGGTTCAACAATACATTTTAGAACACTGCTAAATGAGTTGAAGCTGAAAAAGAACTTCAAGCCTGATGCCATCTTCATTGACTACATGAACATCTGTGCGTCTGCTCGAATGAATGTGGCAACTACACCAAAGCATTATTACGTTCAGGCAATCTCAGAAGAGTTTCGAGCATTGGCATCTGATTTCGACATACCAGTTATCACGGCAACACAGGTGAACCGAGAAGGCTTTAGAAGTTCAGAAGTAGGAATGGAAAACATTTCGGAATCGTTTGGTGTAAATGCTACGGCAGACCTGTTGTTCTATTTACAAACCAGTGAGGTTCTGGAACAGTTGGGGCAACTTGAAGTTTCACAGTTGAAGAACCGCCTCAACAACAAATCCAAGAATCGAAAGTTCATCATCGGTGTAGACTATAGCAAGATGAAACTGTATGACGTGGAAGATTCGGCACAGCAAGGTATCAGTGGTAATACGGCAATCAGAAAGTCTGATGTTCCGGTGTTTGATAAGACAGGATCGGCAGGCAGCAAAGACAACAAGTTCAAGGTATTGAAGGTGATATGATGGACAACGGCGAGATCGTCAAGGAGTACATGTTGCTAAAAACCTTTCAGGATAAGGCAATGAAGTGTAGGACTCGAAAAGACATGACTCTGTTTTGTGAGTC